ATATCAAGATTATTAACAACCCATCTACGAACATTTGTGAACTCCTTTTCTTTCATGAACTTCATGACTTCTTTAATATTTATCTCTGCCATATCAACTAGAATACCAGCATCAATTTTACCAGAAACGGAATACCTTTGAAGTTCGTTTAGGATACGCCTCCAATCTGGAAAGTGTCTTTGAATTACTTCAACGAGAACTTTCTTATCATACTCTACATTCTCATTATCAAGAATATTAACCATACGCTTCATAAACTCTGAAGCAAGATTTGGTTTTTCAGACTTTGGAATTGTAAAATCAATTACACTACAACGAGAGTGTAATGGTTCAATCATACGATTCTTGTAATTACAAGTAAAGATAAAACCACAGTTCTTATGAAACTCTTCCATGAACCCACGAAGGGCTGGTTGAGTAGATTGTGGATTTAGATAATCTGCCTCATCAAGAATAAGATACTTTCTACCACCTTCAAGTGATACTGTAGAAGCAAAGTTTTTGATCTTGGTTCGGAGAACGTCAATACCAGACTCCTCAGAACCATTGACCATCATGGATGTTGCACCAATTTCATTCAGTACAGCCTTTGCGATAGTTGTTTTACCAACGCCTGGACCACCAGATAAAATTACATTTGGAACATCACCAGCTTCTACAAATTCCTTAAAGGTATTTTTTAGAGACTGTGGTAGAATACAATCATCAACAGTTTTAGGGCGATACTGTTCGACCCATAAAAATGTATCCATGATTAATTACCATAAGACGACTCAGGTTCTAGGGCAATAAAATATTCAATATCAAAGTTAGAGTTTTTGAAGTAACTGATTTTCTTTGCAGAAACTTGAACGTCATAACTGCCTGGCAGTAATTTAAGATTTTCTACTTTAAACCAGAACTTATATTTCTCTGCTTCATCATTACTCTGAACAACTTGAGTAGAGTAACTATTTGCAGTATCATTCTTTTTATCTGTGACACGAAGTTCACCAGACTCAAGAACCATATCAGGAACACCGATAACTGCTGCAGCCTTTGTTACTTCAGACAAAGTATCACTAGACAAGTTAAACTCAATTTCACTAGAGGGCATTGTAACTTCTTTAGTTGGGGAAGTAACAACAGAAGGGTCAGAGTACCAATACTTCAACTTTTTACCATTAGAACCGTCTTCAGTCATAACAACATAGTCATCATTAAAATCTAGATTTGGATTTGTAAAGAGGGATAGTGCTGATAGGAATTCATTCAAATCGTATATAGCAAATTCTTTTTCAAATTTCTCTTCTACTGTAGCCTTTGCAATAATGTTTTTCATTGCAGACATGGTAGAAATAGAACTACCCTCTTTAATTACAAGGTTTTGATTAATCGTTGAGAAGTTCTTCAACACATTAATCGTTTCGTTAGTTAGTTTCATTTTCACTTTTCTCCATAATATCGTGATTGTGTAAAGCTATAATACCATAATGGATGACTTTTAACAAGTCCCTTTTATTATAACCATTCTTTTTTCCATATCGTTGTGCGTATTTCATGATGTTACCGATACAGAAACCTTCACCATGTCCACCGTCAATAATGAACTCTGTAGCTTGAAACTGGTTCGTGCTATAGTGTTCATTATATGTCGAGTCGATATACTCTTTCAATTCTTTAAGAGCATTATTCTCATTATATTTGTAATTAATTATTGTACTTCTCCATTAAGATGAGCTTCTAATTCTTTTTTAGTATCAAAAATATTCCAGTTTATTGCCAAAGAACGTCTTTCGCCTTCACCAAAGAAAGGAAACACTTGATGCTTTAACCAGTTTGGAAAGATTATCAAACGACCAGCTACAGGTTGCTCATAAGATTCTGTTACTGGTCTTAATTGTTGTACATCTTTACGTGTAGTTGTACCCCAAACTAATTGTGTCCAACCATCACAAAGACCAGAGGCATTAGTCAATCCTTGTTTTGCAACATCATCCTCAGTAACACCTTTGATGCAACTTGGAACTTTCAACCATAGAATACCACTAAGTCCAGCTTCTGTTTTAACACCGTGGTCATGAAATGGATTGTAGTCTCCAGCATATGCATGGTTAGTCCATAAATCAGAAACCATTGCTTTAGATATGCGACTATATGCCTTTTGTATGTATGCAGTGGCCATTGTCTCTAAAAGACCCTTTAGTTGCAAACCAACACCGTCACTACAATCAAAATCTAATTGTGCAGACTTTTCATTCTGTTTTAATTGTCCTGCTAAATTTGCAGCATAATTGACATTATTTGGAATAGTGTCATTGTCAATATATTCGTTTACTTCATCAACAATTTCTTGAGGAAGGTCTAGACTAAAAATCTTTACAGCAGGCTCCTCTCTCACACTCCAATTTGCAGTTTCTATAAAATCTTCATACTTATCCATTTAATTTATCTTCCAAGTTAAGGTTTACTTCCATGTCTGGATTATCTTTCATTTGAGTAATCACCTTCGCATACTCTGAAGTGTAATACCTATGAGCGCCAACGACATCTACATAGTTGAACCAACCAGTAATAATGATTTTAGTTTCTGTTGGAGATATAATACCTCTATGTGTATGTGTGAAGTCAGTAGGCCAGATTGCAGTTAAACCTTTTTTTGGTGTTAACTTTCTGTCCTGATATAACCATTCAGTTTCACCACCATCTGTTACATCGTTTAGATATGTCATGAACGCTAATGCTCTTTGATTAGTTTGATACATACCTCTTTCACAATGCCACTTAGGAAACCCTTCGCCTGGCTCATAATACTGAATGTTCATTCCCTCTGCAAAACAAACTGGATACATAAAAGCATCATACGTTTCTTTGTAACTACCAAGAACTTGATTTACAAACTTCAAATAGGTTACTATAGTTTCATCCGTAGAGTTGGGAAAAATTGTAACGTCTGTAGACGTTTTAGAGTCAGGTCTTAGTCCACCACTAACAACACCCTTTTGTTTATACTCGCTGCTCTTATGATAATACTCAATCAAATCATCACAGAGTGATGTATCAAGCATTTCTACAGTATGAATAAAATCAGACATCATCTAACTTCACATGAATTGTAACACCACCCAAATCCATAGGATAGATTTCGTTTCTATTCCAATCATCAGGGATTCTTTCAACAAAACTTTCATACTCTGATGGAGCCATAATCTTTTCTAATTCACTTTGAGATTCAATAACATTCCAATTCATACCAAGAGAACGTCTTTCACCAGAACCATAGAACGGCATAACCTGATGATGCAACCATTTAGGAAAAATCCACATAGTGCCAATCTCAGGTTGAACATATTCTTCACAAGGCAACTTTAATCTGTATAAATCAGACTTTGAACCTAAGCCCCAAATGATATGATTCCAACCATCGTATTGACCGACAGTTGTATTGAAATTAACTTTATGTTCGCCACGATTAAGTTGACGTTCCATCATTTCATCTGGTAACTTTAACCACATAAATCCAGATAGACCAGCATACGTTGGTGTACTGTGTTCATGTAATGGATTGTAGTCACCACCGTAACAATGATTGCTCCAAACAGTATAACAATCTGCATAAGATTTTTTATTATAACCTTTGTTTAAAAATGATGTTCCAGCAGAATTTAAAACAGTTTTAAATTGAGTTCCAATTTCTGTAGTCAAATCCATTTCAAGTTGAGCTGATCTTTCATCTTGTCTAAATTGACCAACAAGTTTACTTTGATGTGAAGAAGCATTAGGGATTGATTCATTATCAATTTCTTCATTAAGTTGATCAACAACTGACATATCAAATTTAACTTTTGCAACAAAATGATTAACTTGTGGTTCAACGGTCATTTCCATTTTACCATCGCCATCAATACCCAGCAAGGGTAGAGCGCTTGTATTCATAAATATCTCCTTAATATATAACTATAATAGAGGAAAGGGGAACAAAAGTCAATTCCCCTTTCCTTGTTATTATGAGTTTATTTCACTTCAATTAGTCGAGGCTTCTTTTCCTCTGGTACAATACGTTCTAGATCAATGTAAAGCATACCATTTTCTAGGTTTGCATTATTTACAACAAGATCATCAGAAAGAGTGAACTTACGTTCAAACCTACGAAAAGAAATTCCACGATATTGTGTCTCGTCATCTTCGGAATTCTCTTTCACAGAACGAATTGAAAGAGTGTTTTCAGCAATTTCTACTTGAATATCTTCCTTACCAAATCCCGCTAATGCCATCTCTATGACATAATTATAGTCACCTTCCTTCCGAATGTTATAAGGCGGGAATCCCTGTGCTTGTTGATTATCAACATATCTATTAAGAGTGTCGAATACGTGATCAAACCCAACTGCATAGGGTGTAAGTTTATTGAAATTTTCGTTGAAAAGACTCAGTGTGTTGCTCGTAACCATTTTATATCTCCTTTACTAAGCAAGATTATTTTACGAAGACCCTTTATGGCATCTTCTCTATTATATATACACCATGTAGCCCTAAAAGTCAATGCACTTTAAAAAAAATAGGGATGCTATTTCTAGCACCCCCAAGTTTAGAGAGAACTTTTTAGAAAGCATCACCAGAAACATCTAATGTATCTGAAACTTCCTCAGAAGTTTCGCCACTGACATCCACACCAGCATCAATCTTGGTGTATAAATCCATGAAGGAAGCTTTGGTATCTTCATCAAAACGAGCGACACATAACTCAATGGATTTCATCTTGTCACCAAAGATTGCAAACGCTTTTACAATGTGGTCTAGACGGCGAGTTGAGATTAGTTCATCGACTCCACCATCAAAGAAAGTCTTACGAATAACTTCAGACCAAGTAACTAAGTTGGTTGCGAAACCATCAAGGTCTACATCTGTATCAGAAGAGCAATACTTTTTAATTGAACCCATAACGATTTTCTTTTCAATCGCAGCAGCAGGATATGGTTGCTCGATAGTGATTGCAAATCTCTCAAGGAAAGCTTCGTTAAGAATGTTGGTTCCAATGAACCGACCATCTTCTGAACCTTTACCTTTGGTATTGGCAGTGGCAATTACATTGAACCCATCTTTAGGAGTAATCCACTTGTTTACTTTCTTGAGATAAACACCTTTACCCTCAAGAACAGGTTGTAGTGCAAGTAACTTGTTAGAACCAAGATCACACTCATCAAGAAGTAATGTGCAACCACGCTCCATAGCCTCAATGACAGGGCCGGGCACAAACTTAGTCTCACCGTTTATCAAACGAAATCCACCAAGCAAATCATCCTCATCAGTCTCAATGGTGATGTTCACACGAATAAGTTCTTTCTTGAACTTGGCGTGAATCTGTTCAACCATCAGAGTCTTACCGTTACCAGAAAGACCAGTAATGAAGACAGGATAGAACAACTTTGATTTAATGATTTTAGTCAGAGTTGAGAAGTGTCCCCACTCGACAAAACCCTCAAAGCCAGTTGGAACTAAATTCTCAATGTTAGATGATGCAACTAAATTCACAGTAGTATTTAGTGACTCAGTGACAGGTGCAACAATTGCAGCTGGGGTTACCTCGCCTGGCAACTTGTATGCATTATATCCTACAGAACAAGATTTACGAAACCAAGTAGGAAAAGGAATATTTGCTTTTGCAGCAACTTCCTTAGTTTGTGCTTTTGTAAGGATTGCACCAACACCAAACATTTCAGATGCAGCTTCCACAAACAATTTTTTACGTGGAGTAAGTTTTACAGTCATATTTTTATCTCTCTCAATTTTCATCTTATACCTTAGGCTACCACACCTAATAATATTTGTCAACAGTTATTTTCAATTATTTCAAAGTTTTTTTCATCTAACCAGCGCCACTCATTAGTAGCTACTGATTTTATAGGTGTATTATTGGGCATAGGAGTCATGGAAATAATACCAACATCCTGTATGGTAAGAACTTCCCAAACATCACCTTGTTCACGAATACGGTTCTTACCGTGTCCAGTTATACCTTTGAGCCTAATGTTCATTATTCATTAAACTCAAATAGTGTTAAACCAGAAAACAGAGTAGAACCATCTATATTAGGAATTTTTACCCTAACTGAAAAATCAGTTCCAGCCATTGTGCGAACTTCTT